AGTAGACTTCATCGCTGACCAGCGCATCGCAGTGGATCTTGTCGCGGAAGCGGTCATAGGCAATGGGAATGTCATTGACCTTGACGTTCTGGATCTTGATTGCGCCGTCGGGCTGCGAGTAGGCGGCATCCCATGCGCTCTCAGGAGCCTCCGAGAGGCGCGACAGCTGGACAGTTGTCGTGGCAAACTGCCAGTCATAGAGGGAAAGCCAGTTGTCGACGGTTGGCTGGTAGAACTGGCCGGCCGTGGTGCTCTCAGACGAGGTGCCCGAAAAGTCCGTGATAGCCTCGGCGCCGATGAGGCGCAGCGCGGTAGAGCAGATGTCGAACTTGGTGGGCGCCATGCCGGTCTCCGATGAGAAAAGGGGGTGAGGTTTGATCCCCACCCCCAGTTAGTGCTGCGACAGGGAGGTCTCGCACTTAGGTCGCGGTCACGCCTTCAACAGACGACGTGGTAACGGTTGCGGCACCGGTGGCCGAGGTCACGATCGAGTTGTCGATCGAAGCCTGGCTGTTGCCAACGACCATGATGATGTCGCCCTTGCGGAGGCGGCCCGTCACGTCGTTGAAGTAGCCAGAGCCGTTCACAGTGGCGATCGTGTCGGCACCTGCGTCGTAGACGAGAAGGCCGATGGACGTGCCGCCATAGACGCGGTGGAGCTTGGTTGCGTCGAGAGCCATGTTTCAGGTTCCTTTCTGGCTTAGGCTGCGTAGGCCTGAACCTCACCAACGCCGGTGGCGTCGATCAGGACAGAACCCATGGACATGAACGAGGTAGCCAGCGTCGACACCTTTTCCGGGATGTAGTTCATCTCGGAGGTGACGTCCTGACCAATGGCGTGGGCAATGCAGTTCCGGTGGTAGGCGAAGGTCTTCCAGATGTTGGAAGCAACCGGGAGCCCCGAGAACTGGAACCACATGAAGCTCATCCACATCTTGGCCGACATGCCGGCCTTGTAGGGCAGCTGGTCCTGGCCAACGTAGTCCGAGGACGAGAAGGCCGTGATGCCGAGAAGATCGGTCCACTGCTCATGGCCCACAGACCAGAAGCGGTTGCCGTCATCAGGAACGTCCGCCTTACCAAAGCGCACAAACTCTGCGTTAATCTTTGTCGAGGTCAGGCGAGCGGTACCAGATTCGGTCTGGGTGTTGGTCGTAGCGTCAAGCTGGGTGATGATCATGTCATCGGTCTTGCGACCCAGAGCGGCGGCAGCGTTCTGCGCGACCACCATGCGCTCGTCGATGTTGATCTTCAGCTCGTCGAGCTTGTCGATGTAATCGGCCGCGTACCAGTCGGCGAGCGTGCACTCGACGTTGGAGTGGTCGATGTTCATCGGCGAGACGTTGCCGTGACGAGACTTCTGAGTCGCGGCACCGGAGCCGGCCTTCTGGAAGAAGGTCGAGGAGCCGTTCACGCCGTTCTTGATACGAACGGTGTTGCGGAGCTTGGAGCCCATGCGCTGGAAAGCGAGATGAACGTCCGATTCATACTGCTTGATAAAAGCGTCAGTGATGTCGACAGCCATTGCTGTGATCCTTCAGATTGGGTTTCACCGTTCCTGAAGGTTGTTCCTCCGGCTTGCGCGCCATCTGCGGGTTGATCCGGTAAGGGCCCGCGGTCGCAGCCCAAGAGGGCCTTGAAACTGGCTCGGACCCTATGGTCGGGCTCAGGCAGACCATACGCACTTTTTTCGCCACGCCATGACGGGCGAGGCGTAACCCAGCCGCTGGTAGTAACGCTGAACCTTGTCGAGCGTCACGCCGCTTGAGAAGCCGACGTGGATCTCCTTGACGTTGCGAATGCGACACCATGCTTCATAAGCGGCAATCATGCGCTTGAAGGCGACAGAGCCTCTCGCATCTGGCGCCACATAGGTGCAGACGTCGCAGGCATAGCGGTCAGTCCCGAAGTAATGCTCCATCTCAGCCGCCACAAAGAAACCGACGACCTCCGCATCCTTGTCCTCGGCAATGAGGGCCAGGAAGTGGGGAGCCTCCATGATCTCCTCAACGAACTTGCGCACCTTGGCCTCGGAGAAGTCAAAGCCGGCGTACCAGCTTTCAAAGTGCATGGCCCGGGCGAGCCGCACGATCGTGTCGACGTCGCCCGGATTGGGATGCCTCAGCTTCACTTCTTGGCCGGATAAAGCTTGGAGAAGGCCGCGTCGACCATCTTGACGAAGGCCAGGTCACGCTTCGAGCGATCCCAGTAGCGAGGGTCGCTTTGCATGGCGCGCACCTTCTCGGGCGTCATGTCGGGCTCGCGCGGGGCGTCGGAGGTGTCGGGTGCCTCGGAGCCGCCCATCAGCTTTTCCAGCGCGCGGATGCCGTCAGCCGTCGAGCCGATCATGCGAACGGCCTCAAAGGCAGCGGCGTCAGAAGAAAGCCGTGACTGCGCCCACTGACCCACCGCGGCAATGCGCGCGTCGGCATTCTCGCCCAGTGCAGCCTTCTCAGCTTCGAGGTCGGGCCCGGCCGTCAGGATCGAGACCAGCTGGCCTACGCCTTCGTTAAATTTTTCGGGAGGCAGGCCCGCCTCAAAAGCGGTCTTGCGCCACCAGTCGAGGGACGGATGCGCTTCAAGTGCTTCCTTCGGCAGCGGCGCGTCTTGGCCAAGGTTCACCTCGTACTTCTCGGGCGCCTCGGGCAATCCTTTACGGCGCTCGGTATCAAGCTGCTTCAGGAGGTCTTCGGTCTTGGTGGTGAAGCGGGTTTCGAGTTCTTTGTAGGACGTGAAGGCGGTCTCAAGGTCAACTTTGCCGTCCTTCCAGAACTTCTCGGGCACGAACTCAGGACGCTCAGCAGAGCCTGATCCTTCAAAGCGGCTGGATTCACTGGCCGAACGGTTGTTCGCCGCCGCAGCAATAGCGGCAGCAGAGCCGGGATCAGGAGCAGCTTGAGCAGCTGCAGCAGCAGAAGGAGCGCCAGCAGGCGCCTGGTCATTCAGCAGGGTCTTGGGAGCGGGGGGCATTGCGGTTCTCCTTGTGGCCTTGTTCGATACGCGACTGGATGAGGCCGACGAGGAAACGCTGTCCTTCAAGGTGGATCAGGGCATTGACGTTCACCTCGGGGCCGGAGGCGGTATTGATGGTGATGGATTTCAGGTAGTCGAGGACGGCGCGGCCGGACGGACTGCCAAAGCAGGCGGCCATGTGCTGGTTGATGACACGCTCGATTGTGTGCGGGCGCGCACGGCCGTCAGGGCCGGTGATCCTAGCCAAGCGGCATTTCCTCCGTGGGCATCATAGGTGCTGCCTGGGGAGCCTGAGCCGAGGCTGCGAGCTGGCTCACCTGCTGGGCCAGCTGCTGCATCTCGGGCTCGGAACGCACAAGGTCGCCCGGCACCTGCAGGCGATCGGACCAGTACTTGGACATGGCCTCGCCCTTGATGAAGATGTTGGCGAGCTGGGGGCCAAAGGAAGCCGAGACCAGTTCAACGAGGCGAGCCGAGTTCTGAATGTCAATCTGGGCCTGTGCCTGGGCAAGCGGGCTCTTGGCGGCGATCTTTACCGTCTTGCCGTTGACCGCGGGCAGCTCGATCATGCCCCGCTTCTTTAGAATGTAGACGACACGCGCGAGGTAGGGGATGCAGAACTCCGACCAGACGCGGCCAAAGGCAGAGCCAATCTGGCGCGAGAGATCGGCCATGCGCTCGGAGACTTCGGTTGCCGACATGGGCGTCTTGTTGGGGTTGCCAAGCATGTCGTTGTAGAGTGCGCGCTTGATGTTGGTGCGCATCTCGTTCAGCACCAGATCGGCGACATTGAAGTTGCCCGCAGGCTGGACAGCCTCAAGGCCACGGCTTCCCGGCGCACGCGGTACAATGGTGCCGGGCAGCAGCTCGATGGTGTCGGGGTTGATCACGCCGTCGTCATCGGCCGTATAGATCCCGGCGATCGCCATCTGGGCATTCTCGAGGATCATCTGGACGACAAGGTTGCAGGTCTTGATCGCGGGGAGAGCATTGAGGGCAGGGCCTCGACCCCAGTCCTCGCCCGCGGCCTTGGCCCAGCGGAACCCGATGATCGGGCAGGAGCCGATCCCCTCGTAGGTCTCGGAGAACACCTCGAGCTGCTGCTCGGACCAGATCACCATCTTGTGGTGGCGCACGGTCGCAGGCTCAGACCAGTCCTGAATGACGGCCTCAAGGAAGGGCTGCGGTTCCTTCTTGTCGCGCAGCGCCTGCATCTGGGTGTCATCCAGCTTGTGCTTAGGATAGCGCACCATCAGGTCGTCAGCCGTCATCGAGCGGACACGGAAGAACTTGTCGAGCGTGTCGTAGGGACCGGATAGGACCCAGAGCTGGGACAGTGGCACGGCATTGTTGATGATCGGCGTGAGCGCGTCACCCTCGAACACTTCGATGGCGCCCATCGACACGCTCATGTCGAGGAACGCCTCGTAGGATTCCTGCGCAAAGTTCGAGCCGTGAATGGTCTCGAAGACGGCTTCCGTCACCTCGTCGAGGTCCTTGTTCACCTCGTCACGGTCCTCGGGCGGCACGTCGGAGCCAGCCACCAGCTCAGCCCAGCGCGAATGATTGGGCGTCATGGCGGCCTGGAAGCGCGAGGCAAACTCCTGCACTGCAACAATGGCCGTCTCGTCAAAGATCTCGTCGATCTCGGTGTCGGGATTGGAGCCAAAGAAGGCGCCGCGTCCCGGCATGGTGAAGCGCATGGCCTGATCGAAGCGCGCCTCGCGGGGCGTGCGCTTCTGCTTGGCATAGGAGAACAGCGACAGAACCTCCGTCACTGAAGGCTTGCGGCCCTTGGGGCGCTTGGCCATTACCATTTCACCTTGTTGGCCCAGTAGGCGGCGCTCATCTTGCCTTTGGCGATATTGCTCGCGTGTCGCGCCTGAAACGACTCGCGGCGATTGCGTTCAGACTCGCTCTCGCCGTCTTTCTTCGGGCTGCCGGAAACGCCCTGCTGACCAAAGCGGATCAGCGATACCTTGCTGCCGACCTTGGCAAGGACAGCGTGCGATTTGGTTGAATGTTTCGGCGTGCGCTTGGGCTTGTTGTAGCCCTGGAAGCTTTCCCCGCTGCGGGTGATGAGGCTCATCAGAAGAAGTTCCGGCCGTACCCGCCGCCCGATGACGTGATGAGGGAGCGAACGCCCGAGCCCGAGAGATCACCCTTGGTGCGGGCAAGCTGCTCTTCCTTCAGCTGTCGGGTGCGTTCGGCTTCGGCGGCGCGCTGGGCTTCCTGCGCCTGCTTCGTGGCCTTGTCGATCTTGGGCGGTGTCAAGCCGGGCAGGGACATGGGAACTCAGGCTCCTTGTGGGATGAGCCGGAACCTATGGGTGCGGATCAGCCCTCAATACGCACTTTCTCACCAGTTCTTGAGGCGCGTTGGCTGGCGCGTGGGCTTTCTCTGGAAGACATCCCACAGTCTGGGCTTGGTCACGACCTTGGCTTCGCCGTTGTGAAGGAGTTTCCGGCCTTCGCCACCGCCCAGCATGAGGTACTGGAGCGCGTCATGAACGTGGGAGAAGCGGTTCTTGTTTGGCGTCTGCTCGTAGCGTTCGCCCGAGACTTGCAAGCGGCGGTAGTGGTAGCCACCCTCGAATCCCTTGACGAGATTGGTGCAGCGCGGGTCGACGAGAATGCCCGACTGTTTCTCGGTGAGGCGGGTGAGCGGCGCGTTGACGGCCTCGATGCGCAGCGCCACGTCGTTCGAGGAGGCGGCCCGCGCACTGATCCCGGCCATGCGGAGAATCTGGAAGGGTGTTGTCTCGTCGGTCTGGGCGCGGAAGTCGCCGGCCGGATCGCCCCAGATCGAGAACGAGCCGCCGATCTCGGTCATCGCGCGCTTGAGAACCTCTGAGAAACGCACGATGCCCATGTCCACAGCGACGATCTCGCGCAAGATGAGCCAGCGGCCACGCACGTTCTGGGCAAAGACGGCGGAGGGAGTGAGGCCAAAGTCCAATCCGACATAGGTCTGGATGCCACCAACAGCCATGAGCGCGTCATTGGCAACGTGAAGGTTGCGGTCGAAGAGGGGATAGACGGGCTTGCCATCGGAAAGCGCCCCGTATTGGTTGCAGACATAGACGTTGACCCAGTTGGGCGACTTGCCCTGGATCAGGTTGGTGTAATAGCTGGGCTTGATGCCCTTCTGGTTCTCACGCGCCTTGCTCATCTCGTAGGAGATGACCACGCCTTCCTTGTCCTTGACCGGCGTCATGGCTCCCGGCTGCTGGAAGAAAGACCAGTTTGTCGGCTTCACCATGCCGCGGATCTCGGCGTCGGTCATCCAGTCGGGGGGCGGCACGTCGCCGGCCATGATCGGCCACCAGTGATCCTCGTCGGGAGCGTTGGTGTCCATGATGACGCCCGACCATGTGGCGCCTCCGTCACGTTCGGAAGGATAGCGGCCGACACGGGAGGTGGCGGCATCGACCACGGCTTTTGGCACCTCACGGGCCTCGTTGATCCAGACACCGGTGAGCTCGAGGGACAAGAGCTTCTTCACATCCTCGGCCTTGTCGAGGGCAATGAAGATCACCTCGATGTCGATCTCGCCCTTGCGGATGCGGTGGGTAAAGGGTGGCGCCCAGTTGAACTTTCCGAACTTGTCCTCGGGAAACCAGTCAAGCCACGTCTTGATGGTGGTGGTCTTGAGCTCGGGCTGGGTGTTGCGGATGACGGCCCAGCGGGTCTTGCGGATGCCGTCGGGAGACTTCTTCTGGAGGACCGAACGGCGGAAGATTTCAGCGCAGCAGCCGACAGACTTGCCCGAACCAATGGGGCCACGGAGACCCCGGACAAACTTGTCGGACGACATGAACTCACGCAGTACCACGCCGTCAGCAACGTAGGTCCATGAGGT